TATAGACGTAGCTCGTGCTGGTGGATACAGCAATGATGATATCACGGCCATGCATGCATTAACAAACTGGTTACTATCAGCACCCACAGTTGTGGATGGCGATCTGATTGTCATGTTTAACCGTATGATTTCTGGGATATTTGGCACATCCATAATTGACGGCCAGGTTATTTCTTTACTTATGAGGTGCTGTTTCTTTTCTTTGTATCCCAAAAGTGATGATTTCAGGCAGGGTGTTAAACTTGAGACTTTTGGTGATGACTGTTTTTGCACTGTAAAATTCAAGTTTCGAAAATTTAATAAAACAACGTTGACTGAGTATTGTGATAAACTTGGAATGGTTATTACAAACGCCGACAAAAGCGCCAGTTCTGGCAAGTGGGATAAACCAAGCGAAATTTCTTTTCTTAAGAGGAAGTTTGAATGGTCAAAGCACCACAATGCTGTCGTTGGCCCACTTGACATTGAGAGCATCTGTAAACCACTTCATATTGGTGTCGCAACAAATGCAATGACTATGGATGAGTTACTTGTTGAGCATATGACACGTAGTCTTGTTGAAATGTCTTTCCATGGACCATATGAGTGGTCGAAACTCCGCGAAGTTTTTGTGTCATGGAATGATGACCTATTTTCCAAAAGTATTGTACATGATTGGAGTTATGATGATTTTGTAACTGCATGGAAAGATAGATATGGAGCCAAAACCCGGGTGATGATTTGAGTAATATTGAGAGTGTCTTTGGTACACGTGTGGTGTCTGTTGATGGAGCATCTTTTGTCAGTGTTGAGCCCGCTTCTGAAGTGCGCGAGTTGGAGAGTTTTTCCGACGATATTAATAAAAATACCGAAACATTGCAGGCTGGTGATGCAGATATGGGTGATGAGCGACGCGATATGCGTATTAGTGTATTAGGTGCTCGTTCGAGTGAAAATACTGACCTCGGTGCATTTCTTGAGCGCCCAATCTTGATACACACCGCCACAGTGTCAAATGGTGGATATATTTTTGATACAGTTAATTTTTGGTCACAGTACTTGAGTAATAGTGTCATCCGTGAGAAACTGGCACATTTTAGGTTTATTCGTGCTACCGTTGTTCTTAATGTATATTTTAATGTGTCGCCTAGGTATTATGGAAAATTCATGGCTGCAGTT